AGTGTTCGGTGCCGATGGCTGCATTGGCGATCTTGCTTCCAGTTACCACTCCATCCAGGATGTGATTACCATAGATGCAGTTGTTCTGTAGGCCTCTGGCATCAAGTTTGCCGATGGTGCAGGTCTTACCACTGAACTGGCCTTGGGTATTGCCTACGTTGTCCCATATCTCATAGAAACCACAGTCGGCTTCATCTTCGATTCCGATCTCATAGTATCCTGAGTTGGGGGTGGTCTCGATGAGCTTCTTGCCTTCTGCCCAAGATTGACCGGGCCTGAGAAGTCGGATATCGACCCCCGATTGAGGCTTTCGTTCTGTACCTTCCATTGTATAGTAGCCGATGGCGAACTTATACATGTATGCTCCTTTTATGATTGTTAAGGATTAGGAATGTGGAATCACCGTTTCGTCAAAGTCGGTGATAATAATGATGCCGAAGTCGATGTAGCCGGGCGAGCCGATGTATCTGGATTCCAGGCTGAACTTGACCTTGGTGGGATACTCGTGCAGATCATCAGGACACTTGGGAAGTTGAGCGATGGTGACCGGGAACTGGCTGTTGATGCTGTTGTAGGCGGTGTATTCCAGATAGAGCCTACCGGGACTGAGGAGAAAGCTCATCAGACTATAGTATTCGGATGGCTCAAGTACCGCATCCAGATCAAAGGAGTCTTCCCGATAAGCTTCTCTGCGGTGGATGATTGTGGGATCATAAGCATTCTTTTTCTCGATGCGGTATTTCTGACTGGGGGCATACTCAACCTGCCCGTTCTGGCAGAAGAAGTAATATATGCCGTCATCAGCCCAGCGGATGAGCTTGAAGCCCTTTATAATAGCCATGCCTTCACCTTGTATTCATCATCGATGTAGTTGCGCTCCAGTTCGGTTATGGCATAGATCTGATTCTGGATGCGTATCTTGGACTGAAGAGTGAGGTTGTATTTACTGAGTTGATCGATGGTGGCTTCGCAGCTCCACTTGGAGTCATGGAAGTCGATCAGATAGTCTTTGATCAGGCTCTGGAGTTGAGTGGTATTTCCTGCCAAGATATCCAATGAGCTTATCTGCGGTTTCTCAGGATTGCCCCGCTTGGTTACGAAGTCGACCACATCATCTGAATCGATGTCTATCACTGAGCTACCATAGGCATCCTTGTTCTTGAGGACTATCTGGCCTTGGGGATTGCTGAAGATAGTGGCATTATAAAGCATGAGCATCGCCTGCAGAGCTTTGATGTTATCGGTCTGCTCATCAGTATAGTTCTCATAGGCCTTGCCGGGGAACAGCTTAGCCGGGAAGAGATTGCCATGAAAGTGGGCTTCAATCCAGTGGTTAACGTACTGGCTACTGCCATAACTGCGACCATCGATTGAGCCCACAGAGACCAGGCCATTATAGAGGTTGGTTTCAGAGATGCCGTTCTCAAGATAGAAACCGATGAACTCATTGGCAGAATTCTCAAGGGAAGCCAGGTCTTCCACCCAATCGGTCTTCTCTTCATACTCGATCACTACCGGGCAGATGTTGTTGAAGAACTTGTATATACGGCCACGATAGCGGCCTTGGTACCTTGTAGTAGCAGGACTGGGATAGGTAGCCTTGATTACCTTCTTATAAGCAAAGACGAAGCTCATGCGGTTGGCGATGGTATCGATCAGATATCCCCACTGCGGACCCGGCCAGCCGGAGTTATCATAAGTGTATGTCCAGCCTCCGGTAGGGTTGGGAAACTGAACCAGATCATCGAAGTCAATATGGGCTATAGTCAAAGCATTGCTGTAGCTGATGTTCAAGGTAGGCAAGTTGAACTGGTTACTATAGGGGATGTTGATGGGTATCCTCTGCTCGATGTCCTGAATGAAGTAGCCCAGTATCCAGATCGGTTGGTAACCTGAGGTAAGCGAATAGTAGTGATTGAGATCGGAGAACAGAGATAGTAGCTTGATCTTATCGTAACAGGTGATCTTGAGAATGCCGGATGATACATCAAAGCTCAGTTGGGAAGTGTCTATTATGCCTGTAAAGAACAAGGCTGCATCTCGATAGACTTTGACCTCGAAATGAGACACATAACGCTCATGTTCGTTGCTCCCACTCAGGATGTTGTCCTGTATCCAGGTAGTGGGAAAGCACTCGAAGACCAGTCGCTTGGGTTCACGACTGTAGTTGGAGACCGATTGCAGCTTATCGGCTGAAACCGAGAGGCTGATGATAGATCTATTGGCAGCGGTATCGGTCAGGCTGTGCTTGACCTGATTATAGTCAGCAGCATCGGTCTTGCCTTGTATGAAGTCGATCTTAAAGAGATTAGGCATTAGACTTCACTCCTGATCATCTTGCCTGTATCAGCAATCTCGCTAATCTTAACGGGATCATTGGAAAGAGGATCTACATTGACCTCGATGATAGGCTTGGAGTCCATTACCGTTTGCTTGAGTGAGACGATCTCGTCTTTCATTGCGGCTATCAGGTCGATCAGGGTATTCATACCGCCTCCGGAAGAGATAGCGCCACCAGTGGCATAATATGAGCCCACGTTACTGGGAATAGGCACCGAGGGAACAGGCATAGATGCAAAGGCCAGCTTAACCTGATCCAGAGGTGCGAAGTTGAGGAAGTCAAAAAGGTTCCTGCCCAGTGCCTTGACTCGATCTTTGGCGGTAACATACTCGTCACCTTCAGCTTCGATCAGGATGCCGCCCTGGTCATGAGAGGGTCCGGTTAAGAGTCCGCCAGTTGCCTTCTTTTCGAACTTGGTGGCACTGATCCTGGCGATGTTAGCGATACCGGCAGCCATCGCAGCTGCAGCCGCTGCAACCGCCAGTCCGGGACCTACTACGGGAATACCGATCATGGACTTATAGGCTCCAATGGTGGCAGAGAAGGTATCCACATAACCTTGAGCTATTGCTGATGCCTTCCACAGCTTGAAGCCACGCTCGGTGTCCTTATCCTGAGCAGAGGCAAGGTCACCGAATATCTTGGAGATGCCACTAGCTACCTGAAGCTGATGATTGGTTCTGAGGGTGTTCAGAGTCTCTTGCTTCTGCCGTTCGATCTCCACTTCAGTATAACCGGCTTCCAGGAGCTTGGCTTTCATCTTCTCATAGTACTTATCCACTTCCAAAAGCTGCTTGCTGTAGCTATCACCGACGTTATCTAGGTCACGAGAGTAGAACTCATCTCTGATGTCCTGCAGTTCCTGCAGCTTGGCTTTCTCTTCATCCTGACGTTCCTGGAGCAGTTTGGCATTACGGGCATTGACCTCGGCAATCTGAGCCTGGATAAGCTGCTGTTCCTTCTCCGGAAGATTCTGCTGAGCCCAAGCATAATACTCTTCCATGCTGGCCTTGAGAGCGGTATAGGAATTGACTCCCAGGTTCTCCAGATTGGAGAAGTAGTCGATCTCAGCCTTGTATCTGGCTTGGACAGCATCCTTCTCCTTGGTGGTAATCTCATTATCCTGTTGGGTCTTCCAGGCATCCAGGTTCTCGATGGCCTGTCGTTCATCTTCACTGCCATCTTGAGTGAACTCCCTTATCAGGGCCAGCCTTCTCTGGTATTCAGCTGCTATTCGATCTGTCTCTGTTTGCCTTAATCGGGCAAGCTCTTCCATCAAGCGTAACGCTTCCCTGCGTCTGGCTTCAGCTTCGGATGCGGCAGGATTAGGTGCAGGACTTGATGAACCACCTCCTGATCCACCTCCGGGATTGAAACTCAAGTCAGGCGCATCCAACATAGCTTGTCTATATGCTGCTCCTATCTGCTGTAGATCATTCTTGGCAGCCTGCAGTTGTCCAGTTAAGGCTCCGAATTGGTTGAGCCGTCTCTCTAACTTGAGCCACTCACCATCATTACCGAAGTATGAAGCTGGATTGAATCCCATAGCGTTACGATCACTGGTCAGGAACTCCCAGTCCACCGAGTTCATTAGCTGCTGTCTGCGGGCTCGAACCCTATCAACTTCTGCCTGCTGTGAGTCGACCTCTATCTGTAGCTCAGCCACTCTCCTGATCTGAGCATTATATCTCTCACCGTAGATCTCCGATATCTTCTTCTGCACCAATGCTTCGGAAGCGGCTCGCAGGGCAGTTGCCAGGTTATTGTAGGCTGTCGTTTCCAAGTTGATATTGCCAAGATACTCAGAGTAGTTATCATTCAAAGACTTGATTACATTCTTCATCTCCCGCTTATCTGCTGCAGTAAGAGATGAAGCGGAGCGCAGTTCCAGTAACCGGGAAGCCAGCAAACTGAACTTCTCGGCTTCCACCGAGACCTGACGTTCCGCATCCTTGATCTCGTCTTTCATGCTTCTTTGAGCAGTGGTTACAGCATCGGTCTTAGTTGATGCCGCAGCCAGTCCAAAGCCCAGAGCGGACAAGGCACCCACAGCTATGCCGATGATCCCCGCAACCGGGTTCATGGCTACCTGCAGGGCATGATAGGCTGCCGTAAGAGCGGTGACTGCAGTGGTTACCGTTCCTATGATGGGGATGGCAATCACTATCCCTGCCACGAAGCCTTTCATCACCGGAGATAGGCTGTTGTATGCATCCATGAGCAGCTTCAGTCCATTAAGGAGGGGATTGATCAGAGTGGTCAGCATATCTCCCACTGTCTCCTGGATATCTCCCCAGGCATTGGCATTCTGCAAGCGCAGATCAGCCAGAGCAGTGGCAGTTCCGCCATAGTCCTCACCAAGCTTCTCCACCAGATAGGATACGCCTTCTGTCTTCAAACGGGTATCATCCAACTCAATGCCATATCTGCCAAGCATCTCGGTATGCCCATTCAGAGCACGACCCATGAGATCGAAGGCAGATTCCACGCTCATCCCGGTGGCTTTATTGGCTTCGGTAAAATCCAGTAGTACCGGCACAAGCTGTTGAATCTCATCCTTGTTGAGTTTGAAGGTCTGGGACAGCTTGGACATCAGAGACAAGAGCTGATCATCCTCAAAGTTAGTCACCTGCTGCATCGAGGATGCAAAGTTGCCCATCTCCCCAGCAGCTTCGCCAAAGGCTATTGAAGCCAGAGTCATGGCCTGTCTCTGACCCAGTGAGGCATCGAGCAGCCCGTTCATAGATCTGACCAGACCGCCCACCACCTGCATGACTCCATCCACTGCGATCTTCACGTCACGAATGGTAGCCAGAGCCTGTTCCGCTGTGATCTTAACAGCAGCAGGTTTCTCCACCGCAGACTGAGCGGACTCCGCCTCCTGCTTGACTTCGGCAAGCTTGAGACTGGCATCATTGGTGACAAGAACGAGTTTAAAGGTTAGGTCTGGCATTTTTTCTTGACGAAACACTTAGGAGCAATTGTATAGCTTTAGTTTGATTTAAGGAGCAAAAATATGCTACCATGTGACGTTTTGACCAATTTGTATGACCTGATGTTGCAGGTTCAAGAGAGAAGAGGCTTGGACTACAATCCCAAATCAATGGGGACAGATTATGCCTCTCCACAAGCTTTTGCCAAGAGATATGAAACACATGCTGATGAAGAATCTTTGAAAGAAGCATTAAGAAACCTTACAGAGGAACAATTGCAGTATGTCCTTGCTCTTATGTGGAGTGGTAGAGATGTTCTTTGTAATGAGAAACATGATACTTTCGAAGGCTACTTAGAGGCTGCCAAAGGTGAAAAGGGAGACGGCAGTATCCACTACATAACAACTATCACTCCCATTGCCGATAATTTTATGGCAGGAATCAAAGCAAATACAGATTGTTAGCAAGTTAGTAATTCCTAATCAATAATTCAACTTCGGTCTGAAAAGCCCCAGACACTGAGTACTGCGTCTCTACTTCTTCAATGATGCAGCTATCGTATAGCTGCTTGATGTAAGGATCGTTGTTGTAGGATAGCAGGAACTTTCCCTTGATCTGTTTCAAGGCTTCTGCCAACTCATCATGCTGGTTGAAAGCGTCTGCGTCTTCACGTTCGTAGATGTGCTCCTTGGTATAGTAGGGAGGGTCCAGATAGAAGAACGTATGGGGCTGGTCGAACCGGGCTACGATCTTCTCCCAGGGCTGCTTCTCGATGATTACGTGCCGCAGACGTTCCGATGCATCCTTAACTTTGTCCAGATTCCTCAGGGGCATGTACTTGTAGCCCTGATTGACACAGAAGTTCTTGGATCGTGAGCCATAGCTGCAGGCAAGGTTGTAGTAGAACTTGATCGCTCTCTCCAACTCGGTTCTGGGCTCATGCTTCATGAAGTTATCGAACATCTCTCTGGCGATCAGATAGTTGTTGAGTTCAGTTACGAAGGCTTCGGGATGGTTCTTGATGTACTTCCAGAAGTTGACCAGATCGCCATTGATGTCATTGTAGACCTCAGTATAGCGGCTCTTCTTAGATAGCTGCCAGTCTTCCTTGTTAGGTGACTTCCCGAATAGTATCCAGGCAGCACCGCCAAAGACCTCACAGTAGATGTCGTGCTTAGGGATGAGTGGCAGTATCTTCTTTCTCAGGAGACGCTTGCCACCTACCCAGGAGATGATGCTGTTCACGATATCCCCCTGATCTCTTTGGTGGTTTTAGGTTTTGCTTTCGCGGCTTCTGGATCAAAGTCTACCAAATCGAAGTTGGCAATGATCACTTCATTGAACTCGGACTTACCTTCCTTGCGGTTGATGCCCTTGGTTCGTGTGACATGCCTGATATCATAGCCTTTGTATAGCTTGAGTACTTCCGGGTTGTCATCGTATGATAGGATGAACCTGCCCTTGATACCCTTCAGAATGTCTCGCAAGGCTTCATGGCTGAACTGCTTGGAGTTCTCATAGGTATAACCCAGCATGTAAGGTGGATCACAGTAGAAGAAGTTGCTCTTGGTATCGTACTTCTCTATCACCTTCTCATAGGAGAGGTTCTCGATGATAACCATATCTAAGCGTCTGTGCAGTTCTTTGATGCGCTCCAGACGGTTATACATACTGGAAGTACCACGCTTCTGAGAGGTGCCGAAGCTGTCACCTTTACTTCCGAATGATCTGGTAATCAGGAACATGAACCTGGCAGCCCGCTGTATCTCGGTAAGACCTTCTTGCTTGAGGATATCGCCAAAGAGCTTGCGGCTGGCTACTAACCAGTCTAACTCTTTGATCAGTTCATCAGGATGGTACTTCACCTGCATGAACAGGTTGACCAGGCGGTTATCCAGATCGTTATAGACTTCCAGATCTCCCCACTTGTCTTTGTAGAGGAGCATCCAGGCAGCCCCACCGAAGGGCTCGATATAGCCTTTGATGTCCTTGGGAACGTAGGGAGCGATAACCTTTCTCAGTAGGCGTTTACCGCCTATCCAACCGATGATCGCATCCATTATGCGTCCCCTTTCGGGTCAGTGATACAGAGCCGAAGGTACAGTTCGGGAAGTGTCATATTGTTGAAATCTTCATTGGTGAAGCCCAGTTTACGCAGGATCATTTCGAACCTCTCGAAGGGGTATCTGGAGACGCCGTTACCGCCAATCCGAAACTCCCGAGCCAACTTGCGAACCTCTCTTTGTTGGCTCTGATATAGACGAAAAAAGCGGAGATATACTCCAGTGCTTCAAGAGCATCCATATTGTCCGGGTCCTGGTTTGAGATGATGCGGATCATTTCTTTATCTGCTTCCGATTGGCTGATCAGTTCTAGTAGTTCCAGCTCACTCACTTTGGCTACCTTGCCGGAGAGGAAGTCCTCAAGCTTGGCTTTGAGGGTAGCATTCGAGATCGTGAGACATAGTATTTGCCGCAGTTGGCTATAGCTGAGTTTTGGTTCTCGCTTCATAGAATAATCCTTTTCTTATTTACCAAAGAACATTTCGAGGGCAATGCCTAGTAAGAGCAGGAATTGCGAGGTGGAGACGGTTAGCAGTATCTTCATGTTCGTCTCCACTCTCGCCATTCTGGTTACCAGTGACTTGTTGCTGTCACCATTGCCATAGATCTCCTCGTGAACCGAATCGATTTTCTCTTTGATCTCAGGTTTGCACTGGCAGTCCATAGCAGTTCCTTGTTTTCGAGTGTAGTTGCGAAGAGCAGTGATCTTATACTCCCGGAGGGATATCCTTGAGCAGGAAGATCTTGTTGGATGTCACTCCAGAGAACTCGGTGGAGATGACAACGTTGAAGAGGCCGTCAGCCTCTCCCGACCAGTCGACTGTCCAGCGTAGTCCGGTGAAGATCACCACCCGATCCAGTTCCTTGGAAGCCACTACGATGGTGGTATCCTTGCTCATGAACAGGGTGCTTTCCAGGAAGTTCTTCTGCTTGGTGGATAGTCCGGATATGTTGAGTTCGACCGTACTGGTGCGCTTGCCCGGGATGGTATAATTGCGGGTCTTGAGCTTGGTTAGCTTAGAGTCCGTCTTGCCGGGTTTCTCGGCCAGTTCACCAAGTAGGTCAAAGTTGGTACTTAGTTCCGTCTTGACCGAGGCTTGAGTGGCATACAGCGTCTCTATGGATAATTGGTCGTAGGTGCCGATCCCGAAATAGACGAAATCGGCAATCAACACATCCATTAGCTTGCTGAAGCTCAGATCACCCTCGGTCATGTTGGAGGGATAGGTGGGCTGCGAAATAGGCTGGGGCATCAGAACACCCCTTTGATCGCCTTACCGATACTAAAGAGCCATTTGCGGTTGTGGAACACATATTCGATGGCTCCTCCGATAGTGCCGAAGACCTTGAGGATGACATTGGTCTGCTTGGCCGGGAGGGACTTGGTAGCTCGCTCCACTGCCAGTTGCTTCTTGGCATAGTCATCCAGGTCCTTGGTGGCAGGGTTGATCTTGATATCCTGGATGATGTCCAGGATGATGGCCAGAGCCGAGTTGACCTTGGCCTTGTCGATCAGTGTGCCGGTAGTGCGGGATATGATCCAGACTACCAGGGCTGAGACCAGACCGAGGATAAACTCCTGATTGGCGAAGATGAAGTCCATAGAGTCTCCTTGTACTCGCTTAGGTGGTTAACTTGAACACTTTCACGAAGCCCGAGATATAGGTGATGCCGGGCCGGATTCGGATGTACCAGTGGTACTTCCAATCGCTTCCGTGGTGTTCGACTTTGAGTTCGGCATCGGTGCGATAGCCGACGATGATGAACTTGGGCAGACCGCCGATGATGTAATCGGCATCCATGAGACGTGGCTTAACGGGGATACCCGCAAAAGAAACGTTGCCGCCTTCGAGCAGCAAGCGATCTCCGGCTCCGGTCTCACGCTTGGCGAGTTCGGCTCTGATACGGATCAGGTCCTTGTGAGCCACGTAGAACTTGAAGTTCTCCTGCTCTTCCAACATCTCATCGGAGAATGCCAGCAGAGCGGCTTCAAAGCGCTTCGCCCAGTCATTGTAGGTGGTCTTGGAGAGGTTGGTGACGTCGGTGGCAGTAGTAGCCAGTTTGACCACTCCATCCAAAGCCTTGATCTTGGCAGTGGCGGAGGCTCTGTCACCCTTGAAGAGCAGCAAGCGAATGGCCTTCTCAGTCTTCTTGGCGATGTGGTTCTCCACGTAGGCTCCGAAGGCATCTTCACCGTACTTGTCCTTGTAGAACTCGACCACATCACGTCCCAGGGTGAACTCGGCATTGAGTATCCCGGTGGGAACGGAGAGATCGGCTGTGCTTACGTTCTGGGCGGTCAGAGCTCCATCGAGGGAGTTCTTGAAAACCAGGTCATCAATCAAGCCGACGTCGATCTTCTCGTCTTTCAGTAGTGGCAGGACAGAGATATCCGAGAGGGTATCACCGGGCTGCGATCCAATCACCTCATCGATGAACAGAGAAGTGGTGTTGGCTGTCAGGATGTTCATGGCCTTGCCGGAGTCTACATCCGAGATGCCTTTGTAGATCTCACGATGGCTGGCCTTGACCATGATCTTGTTACCATCGATGGTAACCTCTTTGTCCACATTGGACTGGTTAGCATCAGGCTCACCGGGAATGCTCTTGGAGATAGCTCTGCTCATGGTGACAGAGAGGTCTTTGAGGCTCTTCTCGATGCTATGGATTGCATCGCCAAGCTGGAGATTCGGATTGCCCTTCTCCAGTTCACTGATCTTCTCAGTAATGGCAGTAATGCCCTTCTGCAGCTCGGAGTTGTTGTTGTGCTCCGCTACCTTACGAAGCGAATTGAGTTCATTCTTGATCTCGGCAAGACTCGCTTCCGCACTGCGGTAGTCATCGGCTCGTCCGTATATCGAGACACCATTGAACTCGCCTTTCTCGACCTTCTGCCAGAGATCAGAGTTGAGATCTTCGCACTTGAGAACTTGCACCCAAGAGCCGACTTTAGCATCGGGAAAATGCTCTCTGTCACTGGTCTTGAGGATGTAGTTCTCGACTACGGTAAACTCCGGTACGGGCTGCATGTTGTGATTCACATCGCACTTGCCGACTAAGCCATGCTTGGCGAAGTGGTCACAGGCCTTCTGAATCTCGTCTCGGGAGTAGTAATCGCCTTGCGAGTCGTGGATGTTGGGCTCCATCAGGGTGACGAAGAGCCGTCCCTGGGTGCCGCTGGTTTCACTCTTGAACTTGGTGGAGTTGATCTTGTGTTCAAAGCTTCTGCCTAAGGCATTCTTGACCACAAAGCCCTTCTGATTGGCTGGAGTCATTTCATCGAACAGAAGCGAGACTAACTCGACTTCCACGTTACGGAGTTCTCCCTTGAGTATGGTGCGTTTACGATTCACGCTACCTCCTTGTTGTTGATTGTCAGTTATGTAGTTGTGCATAGTTATTGCGCTCCGAAGTTCCTGTTTTGCATGAAAAGCTTTTCGTCAGCTGTTTGCAGCACCTCGGTCAGGTTGCCGAAGTTGAAGTCATCAGGCTTCACACTCCAGCCGAAGTCAAAATTGAACTCGTTAGCCAAGGCTAATGCCAGGCGGTTCTGCAGCGGTCTGACCACGAACTGGTAGAACATCCTCATATCGCTGCTGTTATCGCCACCAAGCTGCCCTGGGATAAGCTGAGAGACTATCCTGGCAGGAACTCTGTGATAAGCGAGGATGCCTTCCCTGAGGTCTTTCTTAAGTCCCAGGAAGCCACCTTCTCTGTCCTGTTGACGGAGTGGCTCAAGGCGTATCTTCACGTCCCGGCTCTCACTCTCGATCAGGACTGTGGAGTGGCTCTTGGCATTGCCTTTGACCTCGGTTAAGGCTTTCTCAATCTCAGTATAGGCATCGGTCAGCACTTCATTGCCCTGCTCATCAGTGACTGTGCCATCTCTAAGGGTGCCACCTTCCACAATCACGAAGTAGTCGATCATGAGACCGTTCTTGAAGTTGTTGTAGTCGAAGGTCTTGATCTCGCCCAAGATCTCGATGTTGATGGCTATGGGCAGACAGGCCAGGCCCCAGGCATTTGATCTATGTGTGGACTTCTTCACGTGGATGATGTCCTCGTAGGCGAAGTCCTTCTTCTGGTTGTTCTTGACCTGGATGTAGTTAGGCTTGAAGAAGCCGAACTCGTCATAGTTTTCCACGATCTGCACTTCAGATGGCAGCATGCGCTCCAGTCCCATCCACTGACCCTGAGCGTTGCGCATCTTGATCAGGAAGCCATTACCACAGGCCAGATAGAACTTCATCAGCTCTGCCAGGATGGTAGTCTGGTCTTCACAGGCAGGGAACTCAGCCTCTTCCATCCAGGCCTTGACCTGGCTGTTCTTGCAGTCAAACTGCATGATGGTAGCCATGGTCAGGGCATCGATACAGCCGGAGTGGTACTCATCGGTATCCAGGAGATTAAGCAGATTACTCATCGAATAGGGCTGAGAGACCACTTTCTTAGTCTCTGCAGCCTTGGATACCAACTGCTTGCCGATCCGCTGATACTTGGAAAGATCTATGGGTTCCGGCTTGTACTTGCTCTCCAGGAGATCACTGGCTGAGCTGATCGCCAGGTTGTAGGCACCGATACGCATCACTCTCACGATCCCGCTCCGGTGCCGCTCTTCAGCAGGTCAATCTTGGCGATCCTGACCAGTCTGGTACCGTCTATACGGCTTGTATAGTATTCGATACTGGGCAGGTCTCTGTTCATGAGTTTAAGGTATATACCCCTGAATTTCTCTTTTAGCGAATAAAGTTCAGAGTCAGGATCGGATACATTCTGTGCATTGACGATCAGGAAGACCGTCCAGGCGATATCGGTGTCCACATACTGTCTTGATGTACCATTCTTGCCTGTCTCGGAATCCAAGATCAGGATGGCGCAAGGCAGGTTCTTGGGGATGTTGTCCTTGTTGAAGAGAGTCTCGGCAACACCTGCCAGTTTCAAAGCTTCAGATATGCGGCTGCGATCTGCTTGGTACTTCTCAAGAGCGGTCACAGGCTCACCTCGATATCGTTCAATTGTTGGTATATCCACTGCTCCCGGTTAGCGATTACAGAAGCGAATACGTTACGGGCAGCAATGCCTTCCCGCTTGATCTTGCCCCTAATGAGATAGGCGATCTCGGCTACAGTCAGAGCTTTACCTGTCTCTTTATCAGTCCAAGACAGGTGCTTGCGTTCGACCCAAGCTATAAGTGGAGCGATCGGAGTCCAGGAAGGCACTTTACCGCCCAAAACGAAAGGCTCATGACGCACATTGGAACCTACTCTCAGTATCATGGCTGTATCAGTGGTCTGGAGCAGATAACCCGTATTGACATAGAAGTCGCCCTTGTCATAGATCTGCTGTGCCAGAATCTCCTTGCGAGACTCGGCATCGATCACAGAACCGATGAGATGCAGTCTGCTCTCCAGAGCGGTATAGATAGCCCGGTAGATCTCGATCATCAGTTCCTCAGGAGAAGTAAAGTCACGATCTGACATTAGATCACTCCCACTCGAATCGGACGAGGCTGTCTGGGCTTGAGTTCATTCAGTCGATCCATACCTGCAGGATTGAGATAGGCTTGCAGGATGGTAAGTGCTCTTAGCTCAAGGTTGGCTTTGAAGGCGTCTATTTCGCTCCCTGTGAGCAATTCGGTGGCAGATTGGTCTAATCCTACGGTCTTGACTATTCCCTCGCCCAGGGTCTTCAAATTGAGAAACTCGCAAGTACTGTGCAGCATCAGGAAACAGAACCCAAAACGAAAAGAGATCAGCAGCGGGTCCTGTTCCGGCAGATCCTCTTGGATAGCCCGATCATAATACTCCTGCTCCACAATGCTGCGGATCATCTCCATAACCAGACCTTGATGTTCTTTGAAGATGCCATTGTTAGCCATCTCCTTGGGCAGATTGAGGATAGCAAGCATGATATCGGTCTCGACCGGGATGGCGATCACTTGCCCTTCCTCATCATCTCGGAAAGTTCAATCGCTCTCATGCCAACCTGCTTCGCCCACTTGGAGGCCAGCATGTTGTTGGCGGCCCGTTCCCAGTCTCCGGCACCGATAAAAGCCAGAGTGTTCTTAAACTCTAGCAGTCCCTTCAACCCAAGGTTGAAGCACATGTTGAGTAACACCGACTGGCGCACCTCATCAAGCCCATTATAGACATCGGGAATCGCGTTCAGAAGCTGCTGCTCGAAGTCCAGGATATCTCGCTCCAGCAAGGCATAAGCCTCTTTCTGGGAGATGCCCCGGTCATCAAGATTGCGGCCGATACCGATGGTCAGTTTGCCTGCAGTGCAGCGGTATGGCTTCAGCCGCAGACCTTCATGTCTGACTAACTGAGCTTTGATTCGGTTCATCAATGCTTCGGTCATACTATCTCCTTGTTCCAGATGTGATCATTGATCCGGAGCCAGGAAAGCATTCCCCACATAGCTGACAAATCAGGATGGGCAAGGATGCCAATGATTTTGAAGGCATTCCCACAAAAAAACGATGTGGATAAGTCATAACATACTGTTGTATAGTTAGATATATGGTGTAAATGTCCAAAGTATTAATTTTGTTATTCAGTGAAAAAATGGATTTTCCCTCAAAAATTTTCGTAAACAAAATTGGCAATCGAGAATTTTATGCCATTTAAAGCTCATAATACTTTAATAGAAGCATTTTCTTGGGGGTGAGATGAACTTTGTGTCTAAATTTTGAAAATAGTTTAAATAACGCTTGATTTACCCTGTGGATAACTCATTTTTTTGGACAAAAAACAATTATAATAATTTGAAAAAAAAAGCTTTACAAAAATAGCGGTCTCACAATTATGGGATCAATTAAACATAAGGAGACCACAATGATAGCAATACAGAATGAAACCACCGAATTCGTACAAGGGAGATTATCTTGCTTCAGTAAAAAAGCAGCAGAAGGACTTTCTAAACCCAAACAAAAATTCATAAAAGATATGCTAATGGGATTGTGTGGAACTGGATCACCTTCTGTACATAATATCGCAAAATTTATCCAAGATAATGTATCCACCAAATCTTCTTCTGAGCGTTTATATCGGAATTTGCGCGACGACGACTATGTTGAGCACATTGGTAAAACGCTGTTACAGTTGGCAAAACCCTATATTACAGATGAAACCATCTTCATCGTTGATGAAAGTGACATTGAAAAACCTTATGCAAAAAAGATGGAAGGTTTGCAGAAGATTTATAATGGTAGCGAAGGTAAAAGTACCAATGGGTATCTATTAGTCAACATTGTGGCCTATACTCCCAACAAAGATTCATATATGCTCTTACCAGTTTTTAGTCGTTTGATTGCACCTAATATGGAATATGACTCAGCTAAACAGATTATGCAAGATGCAATTATCGATATGGAGTTGGCCTTTAACGGTAAAGGCACTTATGTGTTTGATAGAGGATTTGATGACCGTAAGCTGATAGAGTTTTTAGTTTACAATGGGATTCGTTTTGTCATTCGTGGCAAGGGTGATCGGGCTGTTAAAGAAGGATTTGAAGAAATCAATTTCAACAAAATCGTAAACGAAATGGAGTTCAAGTATGAATTGCCTGGGCTCAAAGCAAATGAAGTATTTCACTGCGCCACCAGAAGAATTAATGTCAGAACCGATGACCATCCCAGTAAAAAATCAAATACAGTAGAGATTAGTTTGGTTGTATCGCGGATATTTAGAAAAGGTTTTCAAAAAAGAAACGACTTTTATCTATTATGTGATTTTGCAAGCCAAGATATGCTTGATTTGGAGCTGGTTGCGAAAGCAATAGTCGTTTATAAAAAGCGTTGGGCAATTGAAGAAGTTCATCGTCAAATGAAGCAAAGTATGAAATGGGAAACTATGAGATTGGGTAGCTATCAAGGTATGAAAAATCTTAATGCTTTCATGGCTTTAGCATTGTTCTTCATCTATGTGTCTAAAAAGTATCTTGCCAAATTCGCTGTTGGATTCCCTAAAATAATAAACTACAAAAAAGAAGATTTGTCTATACCTAAAGAATTCATATACTATAGAATAGCTGAAGTCATTTCAGTATGCATTAACTTTATTATCCAGTATAAACGAAAACTAAGCTTAGCAGAACGTATCGACCAACACCAAATGAAAATAAGGCTCCGGTAAAAAAATATGGGAATGCCAATGATTTTGCTATTGACAAATACAACCATGATAGTTTAGTTGCAAACAGGGAAAAAGTAAGGTAAGAGGGACGAATGAAAGAAGTAATTGAACATGTCAGGAAGTTGCTTAAAGACGGTGTGTTCTCTGATGAGCAACACGTCCGATTTTCGCTTGTAGGGCGAATATGCCAAAAATTAGGGTGGGATGTTTGGAATCCTGCTGAGTTTTATACCGAATACAAAGTGGAGAAAGTCCCAACTCAATTACTCCCAAAAGATTCTAATGGAAGGGTCGATGTAGCCTTATTTCTTTCAGACAATAAACCCAAAGCTGCTGAAGTTTTTATGGAGATCAAAGCTCCAGGCAAACTCTTACCTGCGTTAAAAGACTGCGAAGATCAACTACATGCTTATACCGGTCATCATCGAATAGCGATTGGGATACTTACTGATGGTGTTGTTTGGCGCTTTTATGTGCCTGCTATAGGTGGTTACTTCAAGGACACATTGTTTGCACAACTAGATCTTGAACAAGACGAGATAGAATCATTAGTGACTTTCTTCAATGACATATTGCATAGAGATAATTTCAGAAAGAAGGCTCAAGATAAAGCTGAACTGATGTTTGAAGAGCTGGGTAGAATAATGCTGGTTCAGAAGTTTAAACTACAAGCCATCCAAATTGCTCAAGCTACTGGATTATCAGAGCATCTAATCACCCAACGCTTGTTGAAGCAAAATGAGAATCTCGACGTTGAAATGGAAGAGATAAAAAGGCTGTGGGATAAAACCATTCCTGGTGGAGGCACTCCGCCACCACCCCCACCCCCTCCGCCCCCTGATGATTGCATTGAAGCCTTCATATCAGCTAGAGGAGTGAATGCTTCAGGATGCTATAATATCAAGACAAAGAAATTCACTCTATACAAGGGTTCCGAAATCGTTAAGAATCATACACCTACATTCAAGGGGAATTACCTTGAAAAAAAGAAAAAAATGATTGAATCTGGATTGTTACAACTAGACCCTTCTGGAACTAAGTATTTACTGACAAAAGACACAGTATTCAATGCACCCTCTCCCGCTTCACATCTCGTTCTGGGAAGAGCATCGAGTGGATATGTTGATTGGGTAGATTCCCAGGGTAACAAGCTTGATAAATATCGATAAGGCAATGTAGTGATGATAGGAATTGTAGGTTGAACGTGTACGAAAGTGAATGGCTAACTCGAAAACAACGCATTGATACACAGCTTCGGTCATTGAATCCAGCATGGGAGATAATCCATTATAGCCAAGTAAGGGATACAACATTTCTTTCGCATCATGCAGTGGAAGAATATCCCACCCAGAATGGATTTGCCGACTATGCGCTATTTGTCCAAGGTAAGTTGTTAGGCATTATTGAAGCGAAGAGAGTTTCGATTGATGCCCAAAACGCATTAGAACAGGCAAAACGCTATTCTCTAGGATGTCCTAACACACTGGGGGAATGGAACGCTTTTCGGACTCCCTTCATCTATGCGACCAATGGGACCCGCATCTGGTTTGCAGATCTGAGGGGTTCTTCATACTATGCCCGTGAACTCAGTGGATTCCACACAAGCCAGGCAATGAATGATATGTTCAATCAAGCCGTTGGCAATGCTTACGAGTGGTTCCATCTGAATCCGATAGATCTGGATAAAATACGTTACTACCAAACCGAAGCCATACAATCAATTGAAAGCACTATCATAAATGGCAAAAGAGTGATGATGCTGGCGATGGCTACGGGTACTGGGAAAACTTACACAGCCGTGGCTATGATCTATCGCTTACTAAAATCTGGTCTTGCCAAGAGAGTCCTTTTTCTGGTGGATCGTAGGGCATTAGCTGCGCAGGCTGCAGTGGCCTTTCACTCTTTTGAAACCCCATCTCGCAATAAGTTCAGTCAGGAATACGAAGTTTTCAGCCAACGCTTCCAAAGTGAGGATTTTGAAGAAGGCGATAAGTTTGATGTAAGCGTATTACCCAATAGCTATCTTACGCAACCAGATACTGCCAAGTCATTCGTCTATATCTGCACCATCCAGCGCATGGCGATGAATCTCTTCGGCAGGGAGAATAGCTTTCTACAAGGTGATGATCCTGACTTCGACGATGATGCTGTAAGACTTGAGATTGCTAATAATGCCTTTGATGTGATTATCGCAGACGAATGCCACCGTGGTTATACTCCCAAAGATGAGGGGATTTGGCGGAATACCATCAACCATTTTGATGCCATCAAGGTTGGTCTGACTGCCACCCCTGCCGCCCACACCACCGCTATCTTCGGGCAGCCGGTTTATCGCTACACCTATGAACAGGCAGTATTAGACGGCTTCCTGGTGGATTATGAGGCTGTTAAGATAAACTCCAATGTCCGGATCAATGGCATTTTTCTGAACGAAGGCGAAAAGATCGGCTTAAAAGACACTGAGACTGGCCAGGAAAGGATAGATGCCCTGGACGATGTAAGGGAGTTCGATGCCAGTGAGATAGAGCAGAACATCACGTCTTTAGACAGTAATAGGAAGATCCTCACTGAGATCTTTAGCTATGCCATAGAACATGAAAAACGTACTGGCAGATTCCCTAAAACGTTGATCTTCGCTGTTAATGATATCCAGCACAAGTCCCATTCTGATCAGCTCGTGCGCACTGCCAGAGAGATTCTCATGCGAGGCGATGACTTTGTGCAGAAGATAACCGGCAATCCCAATGTGGATAAGCCTCTGGAGAAGATCAGACGCTTTCGGAACCGTCCCGAGCCATCAGTGGTTGTCACAGTCGATATGCTCTCCACTGGGGTAGATATCCCCGCTTTGGAATACATTGTTTTCCTCAGACCTGTAAAATCCCGCATCCTCTGGACCCAGATGCTGGGCCGGGGCACTCGTAAGTGCACTGAAATTAACAAAGAGTGCTTCACTATCTTTGATTGCTTCGACGGTACCCTGATTCAGTATTTCAAGAATACCAACGATTTTCCCATTGAGATAGGCGAGGAAGGTCATACCGTTACAATCCAGGAGATCATTGAAAACATCTGGAACAACATCGAACCAGAATACAACAAGAATCGCCTGATCAAACGCCTGCGCAGGATTGCTGAGACTATGAGCGCTAAGGCTAGGGAAGCTTTCGAAGCATACATCCCGGATGGGGATGTAAAAGGCTTTGCCGATAATCTGAAAGCAATGCTCAAGGATGATTTCAGCACAACGATGCGAACTCTCAGAAATCCCAAGTTCCAGGATCTATTGATCAATTATGACCGGGCAAGGAAACCCTTTTACATCGATTACGCTGAGAGAGACTCCGTGAGCTCCGAATACATGTTCCGAATCGGTGATGAGCAAATGAAGCCGGAAGATTATCTGGAAGCCTTCGCTGAGTTCGTGAGGCAGAATAAAGACAAGATCGAAGCCCTGTCCATCCTGCTCAATAACCCATACAAGTGGAGCTATGAGGCCCTCACTGAACTACGTAACGAACTTAAAAGAAATAGCTTTGACGAGGAGAAAGTCCAGAAAGCCCATGAGAAGTCGGGGCACAAGGCAATGGCTGATATCATCTCCATGATTCACAATGCGGAGGATGATATCTATCCCCTTTTCACAGCTCACGAAAGGGTTGAAAGGGTGATCGGAGAGATGATTGCTGCCCATGAATTCAATTCTGAGCAGTTGCAATGGCTCGCCTTCATAAAAGAACATCTGATCCAGAACCTGACCCTGGATAAGCAAGCTTTCAATCTGATCCCGATCCTCGAGATGCATGGAGGCCTTGCCAGAGCCAGAAAGGTCTTTGGGCTTCAGCTGGATGACCTGATCACAGAGATAACCCTCAAGATTACTGCTTAAGGAGAATGTATATACATGACTGATGTCGTTAACAAATTGTGGGGTTTGTGCCATACCATGCGCCATGATGGAATCGATTATGGCGATTACATAGAACAGCTCACCTATCTGCTTTTTATCAAGATGGCAGAAGAAAAAGAAATTGAACTGCCCGCTGACTGCGATTGGACTACCCTTAAAGAGAAAAACGGAACAGCGCTTACTGACCACTATCTTACTGTTCTCCAAAGCTTGCGTGAAGCACCTGGGCTCCTTGGTGATATCTTTGCCCAAGCCATGCCCAAGTTTGCCAATCCAGTGGCCTTGAAGAAGATACTCAATGTGATCGATGGCGAAGACTGGTCAGCTCTGGGAGTAGACGTAAAAGCTGAAGCCTTTGAAGGTCTATTGGAAAAAGCTGCCAGTGAAGGCAAGAAAGGGGCTGGGCAGTATTTCACTCCCCGGGTCCTTATCCAGTCCATAGTTCGATTGATGAAACCTGATCCCATTAACCAGCCGATTACGGTTTGTGACCCAGCTTGCGGAACAGGCGGTTTCCTGATCGCCTCCTATGAATGGCTGATCCATGAAACTAAGGGTGCTCTTCCCCAAAACCAGATCAAGAGGATTAAAGACGATACCTATTTCGGGCAAGACCTGGTACCTCGTCCCCGGCGGCTTGCATTGATGAATATGTTTCTGCATGGGCTTAATCCAACTATCTACTTGGGAGATACAATCTATTTGGCTGACAAAGGTGAACGTTATGATGTGATCCTGACCAATCCACCTTTTGGTACCAAGGGAGCAGGAGAAGCACCGGAACGAGATGATTTCACCATCCGCACATCCAATAAGCAACTGAACTTCCTTCAGCACATCCTCACAATTCTTAAGCCAGGGGGTAGGGCTGCAGTCGTATTGCCTGATAATTGCCTCTTTGAGGACAAAGCAGGGGATGTATTTGAAATCCTGATGGCAGATTGTAATCTCCATACTATCTTACGCTTGCCCAGAGGAACTTTCATTCCCTATGCTAATGCCCAAGCTAACGTGATATATTTTCAGAAGGGTAAAGCAACTAAGGAAACCTGGATATACGACTGCCGTTCTAATATCCCCTCCTGTACCAAAAAAGACAGACCTCTTACTGCCGAGATGTTCACAGACTTCGAACAGTGCTATGGCAATGATCCTAATGGTTTCAGTAAACGACTAGATCAAGGCGAGACTGGTCGATTCAGGGCTTTCTCCATTGATGATATTAAAGCCAGGCATTACAATCTGGATATCAAATGGCTCAAAGACGAATCACTGGATGATCCTGATAATTTGCCAGAGCCAATTGATCTGATCACTGAGGCTGTGACGGAGTTGGAAGCAGTGCTTGATGAACTAAATGAATTGTCAGCCTTGTTGGGTGAATAGATGGCTGTATTTAGTGTTGAGAATAAAACACTTAGGAGAGTTCTCAAGAGCCTAGAAAGTGGTTCGAGACCTAAGGGTGGAGTTAGTGGTATTAGTGAAGGAGTTCCAAGTATTGGTGCAGAGCATTTAAATGCTGACGGCGGGTTTTGTTTCGATAGGATCAAGTATATACCTAAGGAATACGCATCAAGACTTAGAAGGGGCAGAATACAACCGGGCGATGTGTTGATTGTTAAGGATGGTGCTACTACTGGCAAGGTGTCATATGTTGATCAGCAATACCCATTTGCTGAATCCTACGTTAATGAGCATGTTTTCATCTGTAGACCGTCTCAAGAAGTGCGTGGGAAGTACCTATTCTATTTCCTTCGAAGCAATAGCGGAAACTCGCAGATCATGGTTACATTTCATGGTGCTGCCCAGGGAGGTATCAGTTCTGCTTTTGTGGATGAAGTATACGTACCCATGCTTACTTTGGAAGATCAGTCAGAGATAGTAGATTATCTTGATGATACTATTCATCATGTTAGACTGATCAGATCTCGACTAGAGAAAATCCCAACCATCCTCAAGAAGTTTCGTCAGAGTGTTCTCAGTGCAGCATGCTCTGGGTCTCTGATCGAAAGCTTTAATTCATATAACTGTGATAAATGGGCAGAAGTGAGGAGATTGCTTAATGATGCGAAAGATCAAATAGATGGTTTTCCTGACCATTGGATGCTAACTAACTTAGGCAATCTTTGTGATGGATTTCAATACGGAACATCTAAGAAATCCGAAACATCTGGATTAGTTCCTGTTCTCAGAATGGGAAACTTACAGAACGGAGAAGTTGATTGGTCAGACTTAAAATACTCAAGTGATGAATCTGATATTAAGAAATATGCATTATCAGATGGAGATGTTTTGTTTAATAGGACAAATAGCCCAGATCTAGTAGGGAAAACATCCATTTATCGAGGTCAGTCGAAAGCCATTTTTGCTGGATATCTTATCAAGATCAAGAATCGGCATGATATTCTTCATTCCGAATATCTTAATTATTGCCTGAATTCAAATTATGGACGTCAATGGTGTAAGGAAGTAAGAACAGATGGAGTTGGTCAATCCAATATTAACGCATCTGTTTTAGCTTCATTCTTGATACCATTACCGCCTATCGAAGAACAAATTGAGATTACTATTAGGGTTCAACAGCTATTAAAAATAGCAGACTCTCTTGAATCCAAGTATCAAAAAGCTATGGCTCGCATAGATAAAATAGAACAATCAATCCTTGCTAAAGCCTTCAGTGGAAAGCATGTTTGATGTATGTAGTATGACAGATATATCTGTAAAAACTAACACCTAAGAGAGAAGAAGAATGGAAGAGTCTTTAGAAAAATGCCCAATATGCAAGAATAAGCTCAAGCAGAACTATGTGAGAACAGAAGACTACGCTAATAGATATCACATAAACTGCCAGTATTGCGGAAGATACGAGTTGTTTGGTTGGAAGATGAAATCACGATTTGGATTGGATGATGGTGAAGATAAAAATAAAACCAAGTCCGATAGACTGTTAAGCATGGCCGTCCGGCATAAATATGAGGAAACAGGCGACGAAGTATTGATTTCAGATAAAACCATTGATGAATTAAAGAACGGCATCACTATCCCTGATAATCCAATAGATAAAGTAGATATTCTGTTAACTTATATGTATAACAAAAACAAAAATCGCTTTGCAGATAACGTAGTAATTCCTGAATCTGATTATCCATTAATGTTAGTTTACTCGGAAACTGAACTGGATGAGCTAATACGATTAGCAGACGAATCAGATTATGTGAGCTATTTAAGCAGTAAGACCAACGGCAATAGAATATGTAGAATTAAGCAGAAGGGCTGGAATAGGATTAAAGAACTAAATGCTACACAAGACATTAAAGAGAACAAGAGAGACCTACAGATAAACAGGACACCTAAGGAGATAAAGTGCTTCATTGTCCTCGGCAGGGATACCTATTGGAATAGAGAAGTGAAAGAGTACCTTACGAGTATAGGAATAGATTTTATAATCCTGAGTGATAAAGAAAACCAAGGGAAAACAGTGGTTGAGAAATTTGAGTATTACGCTAATGTAGATTTTGCGGTTTGCATATGGTCTCCGGACGATGAAGGAAGAAAGAAGGGGAAAGAGGGTTTAAAATCTAGAGTTCGACAAAATGTAATGCTTGAAACAGGTTTCTTTTGGGGTAGCTTAGGTAGAAAGAGAGTATTTATTCTTAACCATAAAACTGTAGATATCCCTACTGATTTTGCAGGCCTTGTATATATTTCGTTGACAGGCGGTAATTGGAGAGCTGAGTTGTTAAGAGAAATAGAAAGACTTAGAGATATCACATCAGATTAAACTTTATAGTGGAGGAACCATGTGGAACAAATACCTTTATATCATCATCGCACTAATATTTGTAATTATCGGTATTTCCAGTTGCAAGAAATCGGAAGTTGCCAACCAATCGTCCAATGTGCATCTTAATGCGCAAGCTACACATAACTTCATGGATAACAAAGACGAGAAGGATATAGAGTTATTCTTAGAACTGGATCAAGTTGTTCTTGTTAGAGAGATTTCAATGAAAATTGGTTCTCGACAATGGGATATTCAAAAACCTGAGGCAAACTCAGCATATTCATGGTTTAATAGAAGTAACGGAGTTAAAGAGACTGTAAGGATCAACTATACAAATGATTCACTTTCAGCTATGATAGCCCCCAAATTGGAAGATTTTCCTGATCGATACGGACACGATTGGGATGCTTATGAAGCAGCCGATGCTAAGTATCAACGAGAAGCGAAGAAGGTGAGGGCACAAATACTTGAGGAGATTTTTACATGCATGAAGAAAGGCGAACAAGTAACGTTTGAGATTAGAGGTAAAATGAAAAATATAGTGGTTTCAGTTCCTAAAAGTGATGTTGATAACGCAATCGAAGTATGGGATATCTATAAACAAATGTGATCTATCCAATACCTGGAGGTAAACTAAGATGAAGATCATTTTTATTATAGGATTTCTAGGGTTGTTATGTTTGGGGTTTTCTCAGATTTCTACAATCAAAGTGGCACCAATAGTTGAACCAATCAACTATGCTCCATATGACAGCACTAGAAATTTCTTAGGCAAGGATGTTGGTCAGTACGTAGGGCAGGTTCTATACCTTAAAGGAAAATCAGAAGCTCTCAGGAAATATGGTTACGAAGGATTTGTAGTCGATTATCGGATCGATGATCTAATAAACTACTCTAATGTCTATAAGGGCAATAAGGTAGAGTGTAGATACAATTCTGACTACAATGAACTGGCTGGGAAATATTTCAGTGTTATTGCAGTGCTGAAGCATCCCAAAACATTGTCAGACAGCTACCTGTATAGCGACTATTATTATCTTGAGCTTGAAGAACAAAGCAGTAAGGACAAGCTTTTTTTCAAATACAATAGCAAGTATGAATGGAGTTTTCCGTTTGTAGTTGTGGGCTTTTTCGAAAAGCAGAAAACTGAATTGGTTGGAGAGAGGTTTATTTTCTGCAATAAACTCATTGATGATGTGTATGACATTTACACTGGAAGCAAGATTACAAAAGTACCCTATCAAGAGTGGACATGTACAGACTTCACAATTGAGGAAAGATACTTTTCTTTAGGTCTAGTAGTTAAGAACTCATTAGGGGAGAGCATCCATGTTTCTGTGGGAAGCGTTACGAATTCAAATCTCAGTAGTAGAAGTGGATATAATGTTAAGGAGTTTAGGCATTATAGTAAGAAGTTTGGAGACGATAACTGGAAGAGCATCGTCGAAGGTATAGTAAGAGTCGGTTTTACTGAAGAAATGGTAAAGATGGCATGGGGGGAGCCTAAGAGCATTAACCATTCGTCCTATGGGGATCAATGGGTATATGAAAGTCAGTATTTATATTTTGAGGGTGGAATCCTGCGGTCATTTAACTAAGAAATTCAATTTGATGTTCATTTTAATCATGATGAATGGACTTAACCTTAATAAAAACAAGATCCTCCATAACTAAATGATGCTAGTCGTCGTCCTACATTTCCAATGAAAGGGAGGGAACGGAGTATGCGCTCCGGAGACACCTACCGGGTTCATCTCTGAGTCGTATTCGATCTGATCGTCTTTGACCCATGGTGCAAGTGCTTTGATGTAGTCTCTGGCATCATCCAGGCTGCTGGACTTGGTATCCAGAGCCATGAGATTATCCATCACTTCGATGGCATCGTTTAGGGGATAGACCCTATCCTGGACAGCCAGAGCCCGACAGATGTCACTGGTGCGGTCATCCAGGATCACCACGAGCTTGTAGTACCTGGCTTTGGCTTTTTTGTAGCCTTGCAGCCTGCCGAACTCACGTATTCTAAGGGCGGTGTGCTCAGCCAGTCCCTGCCAGTAATGGGATGATCGATTGGCAATGTCATTGAACTGCTCCTTGAGAGTATCTGCCAACATTTCTTTGGTATAACCTTGCTCAATGGCTTTGGAGAGGGTGTCTGCGACGTTCTGCCGGATATCGGCTTCAAAGTGGTTCCCGATCCAGAACAACTGCTGCTTCTGAATGGTGGAAGAGAGATGCTGATCTTCAATACCCCAGAGCCCGATGCTGGTCTTGGTGGGGGCTTGCACTTGGACATCCTTGAGTCCGAGCCGCACACAGCGGTCTATTATCGCTTTGGTGGGCTCATTGACCAGTGCTGCGAAGTCATCTCCCAACTGGGTATTGATGATGCCCATAAGCTTATCTATTGAGCCCTGATTGAGTTTCTCAGATCTGGGCATGTCACTCAGCATCTGGATAGCAAGTCGGGTAGCATCTCTGATCTCTGTCTTCCAGGCATTATTGAGGACCCGGTAGTACTCAAGCATGAGGTTATCATAGTAGTTCATTAGAAGGAGAATCTCCGGACTTTCACTCTGTTCCTTCCAATATCGTATTCGGAGAAGCGTTCCAAGCATCCTGCCAGAGCATCACAGCCATCGATATAGCCATCAGGATAGGTGAGGAACTGACTGATAAGGGTGGGAGTATCCTGTCCCTCCGGAAAGAGTACCTTGGCTGTCTCAATGATGGTCTCTGTTCTCTCGATGCGGAGGTTCTTGTTGTCCTTGTTATCGATACGCTTGATGCGGTGCGATATCGGTGGCAGATGATTGTCAGTAGCCCACCTGTCGAAGTCAGCAAGAATGCGAGCTTGACCATAGGTAGTTTCACAGGCTGCCCGGGCTTTCACTCTGTATATTCGATCAAGCTCTTTATAGGCATCATAGTAGTATCTGAAGAACTTGGTATTCTCAGTCTGACGTATCCAGACATGAATCACGTAGAAGCGGTTACCATCATAACCAATGGAGATAACAGCTTTGTAACAGCCCTTCTCTCCCCAGGCAGGATCGGCATAGAGCCAGACCCGCTTCATCTGGGAAGGCTCCGGCAGGGTTCTATACTTGGTGAACCAGTGGTTCTTGAAGATGTTACCTTCGATTACCGGCTGTCCGAGCATCTCCCTCTGATACCCGGTTTGCCCGAACTTGGCTCGTAAGCTTGGTAGAGTTGCTGTAGGGTATTGCTCCTCCCAAGTGGACTTACCCTGCTGATCTTCGAGAGAGAAGCGCAAAATCGCTTTCTGGTGCGTCTTCAGCACCGATTGGTATCTTGTGTCCAGATCGGGGTTATCTGCGAGCATTTCGCTTAATATGAGCTCCTGAAACTGGCAGATCGCATAATTGGGATGTACCAGGTTACCGAGCCAGACGATCTTGCCGTTTCCCTCGGGCGAGAGTGCTCCGGCAAGCTCCTGGGTGATCTTCTCCATGCGTCTCTTACCGATGGTCTGGTTACCCATGTTCTCTTCTTTATCGATATCATCACAGACTATCAGTCCGGGACGCTTGGCAGTCTTGGGATTGATGGTTCCACGATGACTCTGCTTGATGCTTCTGGCTCTGATCCTGGCTTTATTCTTGAGATAGAAGTCGAGATCAAAGCTGTCCATTGGCTGCAGCTCAGGATAGTCCATCGTGAGCCGCTTATTGTTCTGCAGTTCGTGTAATGTAAAGGCTGTTCTCTCCTGTGCCAGATCTACGTCTGCGGCTGTATGGATCACATAGCGCTCACCTTTGATGATCATCCAGATGGGATAGACTACTCCCATGAGAACCGTTTTGCCCAGCCCACGAAAACCGGTAATGGCGATGATGCCTGAGCCCTTATCAGTCTCATCGAACATGGTCTCGTGCGCTGGGCAAAAAGGTAGCGGGAAGATATGCGGGAAATAGGTATGGCAAAAGAACGAGAAGGCATCCCAACCCTCTCCAGTCGTTCGCCTGATCCTTTCGGTCTTAGCTTCAGGATTATCGTCTATAAAAGGCAAGACGGAGATCGTTTTGGATGCGATCTCCGTCAGAGCCTTGTTATGCCGCTGGATGAACTTCTTAGGCATAACCGGGTAACCCCCCGACGCCCAGGGGGACGGGCGTCGGGGACCCGGAGGTCGGAGGACTGACCATGTCGGGCTGTTGGCTTGGAGGGTAGGTATGGTCTGTAGGCATGGGCTTAGGCTTGGGAGGCCTTATGTAGGATGCAGGAAGGTTAACCATTTCTCACTCTCAGGTATTCTGCCAGATCGTGCAGAATGCTTTGGAACTGCTTAAGCAAGGTCTCATGTCCTTTCTCGATCATGAAGTCGGTAACCTGATCCAGGAAGCGCACGATGTAATCGTTCAACTCCTTGGATGGCTGCCGGTCTTTCTGATCCTGCTTCATCATGCTTACCAGACTCTGGATGGCAGTATCGGCAGGGTTCTTGGCATATTCCCGGAGCGCTTGAATGAGAGCCTTCTTTCGGGCTATGGCGATCTCGTGGTCGAGTTGGTTCTCTTCTTTGAAGAGCTCGTCCCACTTGCCACTCTTGACCCACTTGCGGACGGTGATGTCGGACACGCCGAAGATTACAGCCAGCTCAGTGGGATCGGTCTTGCCGTTTAGATAGGCTTCTTTGCAGTTGTCCCGCTTGATGCGGAACTCACGGCTATTACTCATACTCGGGGCGTACCTTGTGCTTTAGCAGATAGAGGTTGAGGTCTTTACCGGAGCAGCGCAGCTGTCCGTTTTCTTTAGTTCTGAAAGCAGGCAGAGGATCACCGATGTCACGTATCCAGCGGTAGACGCTGGAGCGGTCGACCTTGAGGATATCGGCTATCTCATCGGTGCGGTATGTGCGTTCATCATTGAAGATGCTCATCGTATTCAGTTCCTCTGCAGTGTTGGTATTCATAGGTGCCATTATTCATTCTCCAGTGTTCTTATCAAATTGAGATGCATTACGCTGCCACTGTTTCTCAAAGGGCAGGGAAGTTGAGGACGATCTGACGGAACTGGCCGGACTCGTCACGTTCATAGAAGTTGATGTACTGCTTGGTGGATACCACTTGGATGGCCTGGTCGATCAGTTCCATAGCTTCCTTCCAGGTTTGATCCTTGATGTTGTAACGGCGCAGACGCAGGATGCGATACTTGGCAATCTCGCCTTTCTTATCGACCTGGAAGGCTTCGCTGATGATGGCTCTGAGATTCACGTTGGAGTCGGCAGACCAGGCTTTCAGGCACTCATCGATCTTTTGCTTGGCGAGTTGGAGTTCGATACCGAACTGGATGCGTTCCTTGAACCTGATCTCAACCCGGTACTTGCCGTCAAAGCTATTGAGGACGGCATTGCCTTTCCAGTCCAGTCCATTCTTTTCAGCTACCTGCTGGAGGTAAAGCTCCACGTCCTCAAAGAACTGATTCTTGTCAGCGACCATACGGTCATGTAGCTTGATAGCCCGGTTGATGGTCTTGGTTACGATGGCATCTTGCTTCAGGATCTCAGGCCTGATGATCGAGGTGGGGATGCTCTGGCCGTTAGCGTCAATACGAGTGGGTAGGGGCTTCTTAGCCTTGGGGGTCTTGAGTGTGTCCATTAGATGTCTCCTTATTATCTTTGGCTTTCTTATCATTCTGTTTGATGTAGTTCTGCAGCATTGCGATCACAGCTCTGCGCTCCTTCTTGTTGAGTAGATTCCAGTGGGTTTTGGAAAAGTGTTTGATCATGAATGCCCTCAGCTCGGACTCAGTCCAACCCGCAGACTTCATGAGATAGAACATATACTTGCCCTGGGGGTCAAAGGTAAAGGTATTGGGTCTGCCATGCTTACGGTATCTGAGCAGGAGAGCCTTCAGCTCAGTTAAGCGGTCTTCAGGCAGGACACTAAGCGATTCGCCATAGCCCAGACCCTTGATGATGAACTTGAAGGCATCGAGGGGCCAGTGGAATTTCTTGACCCTAAGGCCATGTATCTGTTGACGTAGTTTTCGTTCTCGCTGTTCCTGAGTCATAGAATGCCCTCGCTGTTTACTTGTGATTAGCGGTTTTAGTAGTTCTTTTACGGTGAGGAGTGTGCTTAATACCACATTCCAAGCGTTTCTGCCTGATGACGCCTTTCTTGATCACCGAGCCAACCCTGAAGGCCTTGCCTATGTCCTTAGTATAGTATCCGGACTTGCGGATACCCACCGCATCGACTGAGATCAGAGCCTCCAGGTAGAGATAAGCCCACTGGCGGCTGCGCTGCATCTTAGCAGCCAATTGCCGGATGCTCTTTATCTGGCTTAGTTCGAGCAGAAAGCAGATATCCTGGCAGGCCTTGAGGTCGAATGACCAGTTGCCGCAATGGATGGTTGATACCTTGGTAGCATACCGGCCCCGGTTAGTTACATAGATATCCTCGTATTTGGATACCCTGCGGATCACATTGCCCATAATGAGCTGGTTTAGGCGCTCCTGAACCACATCCCGGTCTACTCCGGTGCATTCACAGATCAGATCTAAGTTGAAGTAGCTTACGAAGCGGTCTACAAAGCGGTCGATCAAGATACCTTGCTCGTTCATAAGGCCCCCTGGATATGGTTCATAGCCTGGATGGGATTGATCTTGCCGCTGGCTTCGAGCATGTGCATTATCTTGATGGCTTTTCTCAGGTTGCCGGCAGCGTTGTGGTTGATGTAGTTAACCAGAGACTCCGGGCAGGGGATGTTCATCAGCTCCGTGCCTAACATTCTTATATCGTCCTTGCTCACCGCTTCGAATTCATAGAAGTAGTTGCAGCGGTCAAAGTAGTAGGCATTGATCTGGTTAAGCCTATCCATCGCATTCTGCATGCCCACGAGGATCACCACCGCGAAGGTCTCATCCACCAGATCTCTGATCGATCCGAGTAACTGAGGATAGCGGAAGGCATAGTCGATCTCATCGATAATAATGACGGTATCCTCATTATCAAGAAGTAGTTGGATACATTGCTTATAGATGTTGTTGGTGGTTCCCACTGGGAGATAATCACCCATGCCCAGGCTCCGGTACAGGTTCTGCAGCAGTTCCTTGGCGAAGGTCTTGGGAGTGGTTGTAGCTTCCAGTCTGATATACACGTATCCCCGGGCATAGGAGACGCGGCTGGCATAGGTGGTCTTTCCGAGGCCGGGTCTGCCATACAGCATACCCAGTCCCACCATCTCCAGGCGGGGACGCTTGAGCAGGAAGTCGATGCATTCATCGGCTTTCTTGACGTTGTGGATCGGCACTAGTTTACCTTGCTTCATCTAATCCTCCTTATTTGATTCCGATCGTCTTGAGCATTTGTTTGAATTCCTCATCATCGAAAGGATCGAACTCGGTTGATCCTTCGCTGACTGCTTGATTTTGATCGTTGTTGGTCTGTTCAGGCTGGGTTTCGGCTTTTTGCTGATCCTGCTCGATTACTATCTGCTCCAGTCTGGCGATCTCCTCTTCCGGACCCGGTGCGGGAGCTTCGATCATGGCTGGTTGGATAAAGGTGGGATTGTTATCGGCCGGGAGCTCGTTCACGTAGCTTTTGAGCAGCTTATCCACCGATTCCTGATTACTGCGGACGAACATTCGGGTCCGCTGTTCGGTCAGCCGCTGAAGCTTCTTGATCTGCGTGTATTCCTGGCGGTATTCCTTATGTGACTTGCTGTTCTGCATATCGGCCTGAATGAAGGGATGCTGGGTCTGACGCAGGGCTGCCTGGCAGATGAAGACATCCGCCTCATCATAGACCAGTACCCATCTCGCATCAGCCAGATCGTACCTGATCACCACCGGCTTGCCCATGTGTTCGACTAGGGCAGGATGCCAGTACTTCATCTTATTCAGCACCAAGCCTTCGTTGCGGATGGCCTTGCGCTCCACGCTCAGCATCATGAAGTTGAGCCGGGAGGGATTGACCAGTCTGTCAGATGGCTTGGGAGCCGAGTTGAATACCTCCCAGGGCTTGCGGTTATCCAATCCCCGGTGGGGAGTATTGCCATATACGTATCTGATGTAGTAGCCGATCATCTGCATCGCTTCGTCGGTAGTGGGAGGTTCTGAGGTATAGAGCTTCTTTGCCCACTTCTCGTTTCGCATCAGAGTGGATGGCTTATCGGCTACATTGGCTCCCCGGAAGCTGCTGATGAAGCGTTCGAACTGCTCCTGGAAGGTCTTGAAGAACCGCTCGATCACCTTGGCCTTGGCATTGTAGCTCTCGGCGAACTGGGCTTTGATCCCTAGCTTGGGGAAGATGCCACCCAGTTCCTTAGCCAGGTCATGGCCTTCCCACTGCTCGTGGAACAGCTTGCTCTTGAAGGCTTTGCCATTATCGAGATAGACATACTGGGGCAGGGCTCCCCAGTTGAGGAAGCCGTTACGGAAGGCAGCCTGGATGTGCTGGCTATCCTCGGTGAAGGCGAGCGTGGCACCTACAGGATATCTGGAAGCCCAGTCGAAGACCATGATCATGGTCATGCGTTGGGCTTTACCGGTCTTGGGATTGACGATATCGAAAGCCAGGGTATGACCATCGGCTACCCATACTTCGCCCACACTCAGCAATCTGCTATCCCGGTGGATGGTCTTGATGATATGCTCTGCCACGAACTTGCTGCCCTGCCGGGCTTGCTCCCAGATCGCCAGGTTATCGTCCCGCCATTCTTCGACCCATCTTCTTAAGGTCGGTACTGAGCTGGGTGAGTCGATCAGGCCTGACTCAGCTTTGGCTTTTAGGAACTTGAGAGCACTGCCGATACTGATCCGGTTGGGATGCAGCAGAATCACCAGCAGTACTTTGCCTTCCAGTTCGGTGATCTTGCGTTGCCGCTTCTGATAGCGGTTGCCATGCAGGAGGGCATACATGTCTTGTTTACTCTGCTCATAGCGTCCCAGCCAGATACGCAAGGCTCTTTCGGTACGTTTTCCCTTTAAGGCATATAGTTCCGGCACCAGGCTGCCCTGATTGTATTCCTCTGTGATTAGTTCCCACTCCCGGCCTTTGGATTCGCAGGTATGGAGCCGATCCAGCACAGTGCTGCAGAAGTAACCGAGAAGCTTGGCTTCGTTATCGTATTTAACGGGCACCCGCTCTTCCGGAGTGAAGTCGATGTATCCCTCTTCCTTATCCTCAAGATCGCACACCTCGCCTTCCAGGACTAGGCCAGGATCATGCTTAATGATCTCAGCAGGCTCGCTGATAGGTGCTGGTTGAGGTTTTGCCTTGGGTTTGATCTCCTGGGTATTCCCGATCAGGTCCAGTAGCTCCTGCTTACCCTTCCAATCGGGATAGATGCTCTGATAGAGCTCCGCATAGGCCAGGGGATCGATCTCATCATAAATGCTCATGCTTGTCCTCCTCGCTGTATTTGTAGATCAAAGCACTGTGCAGGTCCTTGCCATCCACCTTGAGAGTGATCTCAATGAAGCCGGCTGGCACCAGATGTCTGGCCTGGCAGTCTGCCATCTCCTTTATATATAAGGAAGGCTCGGTCAGCAGGAAGGTCTTCATGACCTTATAGCCATCCTGCTCGACCAGGTGCTTATACACTTCGGTCTTGTTGCGCTTGATATTGCGCCATACGGTGCGGGTGGAGCAGCCTAATAGCTCCGCCGCCCGCTCCACGGTCAGCCAGACTGACCTAATCTTGTTCTTACTCATGTTCAGCCTCTGCCAATAATTTTCAGCTACAGGTAAGACCACTGTGACACCTCCACTCCGGTGGCGTGTCACAGAGGTCGGATAATCTGTCACAGTGGTGGCCGCTAACCGGCCTGTCGATCTGTCACAGCGTTCAACATATCTACTGATCAGCATCGGCGGCTTTTTTCTCCGATTGGAGGGGTGTGTGACACCTGTCACAGAGGTCGGTGTGTCACAGAGGTCGTCCTTGACCCTACTCTCTCCTGGCTCGTAACTGGTCGCTTTCATAAGCGCCTCCCATTAGTTATTGTTGGGTGCTACATAACTGCATCGCAATAACTTGGGAAGTCCTTTCTGCTCTTTCCGGCAGCTAATGAAATCTATCTGATACGAGCGGAAGAATCCGCCGCCGAATCACAACTATATAAATAAGCATTGACAAAAAAGATAGACATTTTATCTTGTCTACGGATGCATAATCTTACCCATACGGCAAAAGGTCAAGCGAAAAATGACCTTATAGGAGGAATAATGGACCCGAATGACGTCGGCAGCAGACTGGGAATGCTGATTAAAGCAATGAAATTGAAGCAGTACCAGTTCACAGAAAAGTTTGGCATTTCTGCCAATTCTTTGGACCGCTACAAGAATAATGAGAGGTTTCCCGACCCTCAATTCATGGCCAGATTGATCGATGCCGGAGTGAATGTGAACTGGCTCTTGAGGGGTGAAGGCAGTATGTTCATCCTGGCTCCCTGGGAGTTGGGAGATGATATCCGGACTACCAAGAAAGTCCAGATTGTGGATGGCAAACCGGTCTTAATGAATGATCTTGATAAGACTTACATTCGTACCTCAGTGTTCCCGATCGCAGCGGAAATAGCCGCTGGATCACCCATCGATGTCCCGGAAGGTATAGAACCAACGGATACAGTCGAAGTCCCCACTCGTTACATTCCCTTCGGAACGGACAGCTACATTGCCTTCCAAATCAATGGTGCCAGCATGGAGCCGCAGATTCTACATGGGGATATTGTACTCATCAAAAAGCAGATTACCTGGGAAGGCTTGGATGGGAAGATCTGTGCCGTCCGATACGAGACAGGCATTACCCTGAAAAGGATACAGTATGATGAGGCTCGCAAGGGAGTTGCCCTCCAACCGCTCAATAAAGACTACCGGATCGAGTTTATAGACGCTGATCAGAGTCAGTGGCTTACGATGATCGGACCCCTGGCACTTCAGTTAAGGCTCTATTAAATTCGCAAACCATTTCAGAAAATCTGATGTTCTGAAAATACCCTAAATTGAGGGCATATTTGAAGGAATCGTGATATCGATACGTCCAAATACGTCCAAAGACCACTGTGACACAGTCTAAAGCCAGTCCTATCTATCTCCCCAACCTATAAACCTTTAAGACCTCTGTGACACGTGATATCGATTTGAAGGTTTGGGTGAGAACTTATACAAATAGTGTCTTTGTTCCCAATACCGCGTTTTTTATAGACCGGCATACAGGCTGAAATTATTACCGCGCAATAGTGGAAAACCTGCTCCTTTCCGACCTCATATTCAGATCGCTGACTGATCACTA